TATATTATCTTTTGCCGCAGGGTATATGGGGGCTGTTCGCCCCCCACGCCCCCATTTTGACTGCTTAGTCTTCGATGTCCGAAGCCTGCGCAGTCGTAGGCGTTTTCAGATAGGCGCGCGCGGAAACGCTCCAGGCCGCAGCCGAAACAAGGTCGAACACAGCCACAGCACCACCGCAATGCAAACCATAGTTGCAGCTGCCGCCGACAAACGCATGATCGACTTGCGAAGCGTTATACCAGCCGCCGTCGCAATAGTATGTATCGGAACTACCGTCAAGAACTGTCGGCACTTCTCCATACTCTGTCAGCACACCTTCTTTGATGAATGTTCCCGAAGATCCAGACATTGACAAGCCTGTGTTGATATAGCCTTCGCCTGTTTCGTTATATGGTGGGTACGGCTTCAAGTAATGTTTGCCGCCTACATACAACCAACCTTCGATACGTTCCCATGCGCCGCACTGCCATTCGCAGTGAAGGAATTTTCGTGGCTTGTTCACTGCCGAACCGTAGCCGAAGAAGCGACCGCCTGTTAATTGCGCCCCAGTCTTTGACAGATTGCTTGCAGACGAACCGCCAGTATAATTTCCATAACCGCAAGCGTCCTGCTTGTCGGTGGATCTGGTCAAAAGCGTTTCTAATTCCCACAAAAGAATTGTCATTGACATATAGCCTGTTGACCAGCCAGCACCGTTGTTTTTTGCGTATGTCAATTCGTTTGCGCCTGTCTGGTTGTTCATTTGTGTTTGTCCTGCAATAGAACGCAGCTTCGAAGAAATAAGCGAACCAGAAAACATCGGGATCAATGTGTATGGCTCGATCGAACCGTCTTCGCGCGTGTGTGCGTATGCGTGGAAGTTTTCGTCAAGCTGAATATTGCAAAACTGGCGATACTTCCTTGTTCCTTCTGTCCAGCGTTTTACATAGATCAATGGAATTGAAGCCATTGCGTTTCCTGCGTAACTTGTGTTTGATACGTCGGACGCGCTGCCGTCTGCTTTTTTCTTTGAATAGTCGCTGTGATCCAGTTCGTAGTCGATTGTGCCGTCGTACTTTACCATAAAAGGCTTGTTGCCTTTGATGAACCATGCTGCGTCTTCTGTCCAGCTTCCTTCTGTCCAGCCGCCTGTGTTATCTGCTACGCAGCGCGCAGGCATGAAATTCTCGCACATATCCGTGTAATGGATCTTTGTTTCTGGGTTGCTGTCTGTGGTGTCGTCGTAGTAGCCAAACAAAATGTATTCTTGCGGCGTGAATTTTGCCACGTTCGCTTTGTTTCTGTTGAAAAGCAGATAATCACTGAATGGAAACGCTGCGACATAGTATGTCGTGTCATTTTTCAGCCCTTCAACAATCTTTGCTGTTGTCTGGTATTTATCTGACTGTGTTACTTCTTCAAGGATTGTACCGTCATTTTCATGCTCTGGCACGCTTCCTTCCTTCAATACCAGTCTGTAACCCTTGACCGTGCAAATTCTCTGACCGTCGATCACGGTATCTGCTGGCGGTGTGACTTTGATTTTTGTGCCGCCGTCGATTGCCTGTGCGGAAATTGCCAGCACATCTGCTGGCGGTATTCCTTTTTTCATGTTGTCTATTGTATATTTACTTCCTACAAAATCAGCCATTTATCTGTTCGATCCTTTCTGAAATTTTGTTGCCTTCGAAAGTGGTTGTTTTTTTGTATCTGTTGCCGCTTGTGAAGTGGTATTCTTCTTCAATCTGTGTATCAGATACGAAAACAGTTGTTTTCGCGTTTCCGTGTGCGTCGGTTTCTGTGATCATTTTTCCGTCGTCGCTGAAAACGTAGTCTTTCGCCGTAAAGCCTGCCATTGCAAGGTTTAGTCCTTCTTCGATGTCCAGACACGCTTTGCCGTCAACAACTCCGATCGTGACTTTTTGCATTTTGGTTTCGATCATCAGAAGCAAGTTGCCTGCTGCCGCTTCGTCCAAAATATCTTTGATACTTTCCACCCATGCTTCAAAGTCTGCTTTCTGCTGGTTTTCGTATGCTGTGAATTCTTCGTCCATTTCCGCATATCTTGTGTTTGCCTGCGTTTCAAGTGAAGCGATATGCTGCAAATATTCTGCATAGTCCGTTTGAATGTCTGCTTGATACTTTGCAAAGAATGTGTCGAACTGCGCTTTGATCTGCTCGAAGCTGATCTGCTGCACTGCTCCGCATACCCAGCCGCACAATGTTTCGTCCATTCTGGTGTCTGTGATCATGTCCTGCGTGATCGCCGTTGTTCCTGCTGCCACATTTACCCTTGCAATAACAAGATCATGCACTGTCGCTGTGACTTCTGGTTCTGTCGGTACTGGTTCGCCCGAATAGTAGTTGCCTGTGTCTTCTGCGTGCTTGATCCAGCGGTTTGACAAGTCAAGTCGTATTTTGATGTTGTCCACGCGGTTCATATTTCCGCTTGCTGTTTCAAGATTGATGATCAGCGGTTCTGTCAAGTGGTATGCGTAGCCGTCGATCCAAGCATATCCAGTGTTGATTGTGACTGTCATGTCGTTGTTTGCTGTGACTTGCAGATCTCCGTTGAATACTCCGCTTTTGAATAATGGCGCGAAGTAGTCAGCCCAGTGGCGCGCATTGTAGCGTCTGTCGTGGTCTTTTGAATTAAAAAAACTGTATTGTTCAGCCATGCGCCTTCCCTTTCCTTAATTGTCCGATAGATCCACGCTTTCTGGCAGTGGGCTTCCGAATGTCGGTACAATCGAAAAGCCGCCGTTTTCGTAGATCTCTTGTATTTCTGTGATCCTTTTATCCATTTTGATTGACCATGCCTTTTTCTCAACTGTTACGATGTCGCCCAGATCATAGTCTGTTTTATATGCAAAATTGACAAAAGGAAGCGTCGCTGCTTCCAAGCACTCCACGATCCCGAATTCTGCCAGCTTTTCGTTTCCTCTCTGGATCAATGCCTGCTGGTACTGTGCGGCGGTCAAACCGTCGCTTGATATGTCGCGCGCGTCCACCATGACTTCGCGCCGTTGCCAGCCTGCTGCCGTCGGATCAACTGTTGCCGTCATTGTAGTTCGTGCCGTGCCTTCGCCTTCGCCGAACACAACTGCGTGTGTTTTGTAGTTTTGTGAATTCGAAGTGTATGTGGCTTTGTTCAAGTTTCTATACACTTCGGAAAATGTCACGCGCTTGTTTTGTGACTGGTTCTTCGTCCTGTCCTTTCCTTCGTAAACTTCAAAATAATATATTTTATTTTTGAAGTCTGGACGAATGCGAAAGCCCAGATTACTGCACCGTGACAGCTTCGTCAAATAGGTGTAGCAATCTTTGTATGACACTTGAAAAGTCACTGTGTCGCCAATTCCTTGCGCTTCTGCCAGTTGTAAACGTGGCAATGGTTCGTCGCATTCAATCGCGGCGACACTGACAAGCTGGCGCATTGCTTCTTCGTATGTGCCTTCTTTAAATACAACAACGGTTTTTATTCCACGTCTGGCAATGCCGCTTGATAACATACGCCCTGTTGCTGTGATTTCGTTTGAATAATCATCAGCCGCCACGCCTTCAATGAACGCAGCTTCGACCGATCCTGTCATTGCAACGATATTGCCTTCTTTTAACAACTCCAGATTTCGGCTGTTTAGTGCTGCGTGGATCTCTACTGTGCCAGCTTCAAAATATTTTCGCGTCCATATTAGCGATCTATATACGTCGATCACGCCCTGTCGCAACATTTCGTCGTTGTATACTTTTATTTGCTTTTGCTGCCTTGTTTCGACCGCTGTTTGCTGCTCTGTCATGTGCTTTCGCTCCCTTCTTACGGCATAACGTAGCAATTTTCAAAATCAAAATTCACGTTCATAAAGTCGCCGCCTTCGTCAGCCGTATAATTGATATAGTTTCGCCCTGTTTCTAACTGCACATAGCCTTCGTTGTCTTCGTCCACGGTGTAGTTGTAGTCGTATTCTACGCCACCGCGTACCAGTACAACATTTATATTGCCCTGCTTCGTTGTGATCACGATTTCGTCGTCTGGAAGCATTGTGCAAAGCAGTTTCAGCGTTTCCCCTGTCGTCACGTTCATAATTGACGGATTGACGACGGTGTCTTCGGCTATGATCGTCATTTGAATACCGATCGCCGTTGTGCTTTCGTTGTCCACGGTCTTGATTGTTTCTTTTGAACGTGAACCGAATTCCATTCCTTCTTCTTCGATCTCGATCTCAAACTCGAAGCCGTCTTCCCAGCTTGCCATTTCGATGTGTGTTGCTTCATCGTCTTTGAAGTATGGATCTGGACAAATTAAAGATATTGTGCAAGCGCGAATTATGCCTTTTTCTTCGATGTCTATACTTTCGACGTAGTATTCGATCTTTCTTGTTTGTCCGTCCTCTGTGTGGTAAAAAATGCCTTGTGAATGAACCTTGAACACTCTTGAAAGCGTGTCGCGGTTCTGGCGGTAATTCCTGCGAATGTTTGCCGTGATCACGATGTTTCGTTGCTCCAGTGCTTCGCCCGAATAGCTGCTGCCGTCTGTTGTAGCATTCTGGCTTGTCTGGACGGCGTTTTTGATGTTATAAACGCCGTCTAAACTTACCAGAAAAAACTCTGTATTGTCGTGATCGTATTCAAAAGTGGCAGACATTCCAGTGTTGTTCACACATTTTATTGATTTGCTCATGTTCTGCCGCCCCTTTTTATGTTGGTTTCAATTTCAGCACCATTTGACGTGTTGCAATGCGTGTCTGTCGTGCCGTTTCTGACGGCGACAACTCGCGTGGGCTGTTGATCGTCAGATTTTGAACGAAGCCGCCTGCTACCGTCGTTGTGCCTGCGTTCGGTGTGTTCACTCTTGCGTTGATATAGCTGTCAATGGTTGTCGGCACGCCGCCTTCCATTGCTTTTCTGATCCTGTCTTCTTCGTCGTCCATGCCTTCTTCTACACCCACCGCCATACCAGCAGGAAGCATTTTTCCTACTTCGTCGCGCATGACCTTTGAAGGGCTGGCAATGCCGAAAAAGTCTTTTACTGCGTCCAGTGCGCTGCTTGCAAGGTCTTTGAATACATTGATCAGACTGCTTGCTGCGTTCTTTACGCCGTTGATCACGCCGTCAATGATGTTCTTTCCTAACTCTCCCCAGTTTATCGCTTTGAAGGTGTTAAAAATCGCCGTGACGATCTGTGGAATAGCTGCAACAAGTGACGGTATCGCTTGTATAAGTCCGCTTATCAATGCGCCGATCAACTGAATACCAGCGGAAATGATCTGCGGAAGGTTCGCAATCAATGTATTAACTGTCGTTGAAATAATCGTCGGCAGCATAGCGATCAACTGCGGTATTGCCTGCGTTATTCCAGAAATTAACGAATTCAGAAGTGTAATACCAGTTGAAATGATCTGCGGTAACATCGTTGTCAATGTCGAAACAATCGTTGAAATGATTGTCGGCAGCATAGCGATCAACTGCGGTATTGCCTGCACAATGCCCGAAACAAGCGCAAGAAGTAAATTCAAGCCAGCTTCTATGATCTGCGGCAGTGCGCCCAGTATTGCATTAACTATGACTGGAAATAGTGCGATAATTGCGTCGATTAGTGAAGGAATTGCGGAAGTGATACCGTTGATCAAATTTACAAGAATTTGAATTCCTGCCGTGATAATCTGCGGCAGATTTGCGGTCAATGTCGTTGTGATTTGGTTTATTAAGATCGGGATCTGTGCCGCAAGCTGCGGTATGACGGTGTTTAAGCCGTTCAACATTCCCATGAAAAAGTCGGTTGCTGCTGTGAGTAATTGCGGCAAAAGCTGTGGCAGTATTTGAATAATTGACGATATAACCGTGAAAAACGATTGCGTCAACTGTGGCAAAAGCGTTTGTGCTACGCCGCCCAGTTCTCCTGCTACCCCTGCGACAACTCCAGAAAGCCCCGATATAATTTGTGGAACACTGCTGACAATCGAAGTGATCGTCTGCATAATTCGTGGCGCGACGTTGTCAACGACCGTTTCTGCTGCTGTGATCATATCTGCGATCAAAGCGTCCAGATCTGCGTTTTCGTCCGCAAGTCCTGTCATTAAATTACTAAATGCGCCTTTTGCTGCGCTGATAGATCCTTCAATGGTTGTACTTGCTTCTTTTGCCGTCGTGCCTGTGATACCCATTTCGGTTTGAACGACGTGGATCGCGTCCACAATGTCTGCATACGATGATATGTCGTACTCAATGCCAGAAAGTTTTGTCGCGTCGTCCAGAAGTCTTTGCATTTCTTCTTTCGTGCCGCCATATCCCAGCTTTAAATTGTCCAACATTGTGAAATTCTGCTTTGCAAAGCCAGCGTATGTCGTTTGCAAACTCTCCATTGATGTTCCCATTTTGTTTGCATTGTCCGACATATCCGTGATTGCCATGTCTGCTTTTTCTGCTGCTGCTTTCGTGTCGCCGTCAAGGCTTTGCAAAAGTGAAGCTGAAAAGCTGGTCACGGTTTCCATATAGGCATTTGCTGACAGTCCAGCCGTTTTATAGGCGTTTGCTGCGTAGTCCTGCACAATTCCTGCACTGCTACCGAATAGCGTTTCTACGCCGCCCACAAGCTGTTCATACGAAGCATAGTTCGACACTGCCGCTTTCGTGACTGCCGTGGCTGCTGTGACTGCTGCCGTGGCGTATGCCGAAAATGCTTTGATCGTTCCTGTGACAGTTGTTGAAAGTACCGTGAAGCCGCCTTTTGCTGCCGAAGCTGCCGCGTTTCCTGCTGCCGACATTGCCGAACTGAAAGAAGGCAACTTGCCTTTTACTGCGTCCACCGCTTTTCCAACTGCTTGAAAACCGCTTGCGACTTTCCCGATCACTGGCACTTTGTCAGCCAGCCCAGTGACTTTGTTTTTTACTGTGTCAACTGCCGTTCCGATTGCTTTTATTTTGTCGTTGTTCTTTACTGCGTCGGCGACTTTTGTTTTTACCGTCTGGAAGCCGTCGCCCAGCTTCTTCACAAGCGGTATTTTGTTGGCAATGTCGCCCACTGCCTTTGCAAACTTCTTCACGCCGCCTTCAAGCTGCGCGAATGTCTGCTGTTCTTTTTTCAGATCTTCCAGCTTTGATTTTGTCAAAACAATTTCGCGCTGCAAGTTTCTGTATGCTTCGTCGTTTATTGTCATTCCTGCTGCGGCTGCGTCTTTCTGCGCCTGCTCCAGCAGTTTCAATTTGTCTTCGGTCTGCTGCACGGCTTTTGCCAGCAGCATTTGTTTTTGCGCTGCCAGTTCCGCGTTGCTGGGATCTAACTTCAAAAGCGAATTTATACCCTTCAACTCTTTTTGCGTTGCCTTCGCGCTTGAATTGACTTGTGAAAGTGCTTTGTCCAGTGACGACGTGTTGCCGTCGATTTCCACTGTTATTCCTTTGAAGCCCTTTGCCATGCGTTTTTATTTTCCTTTGCCGAAAAGTTGCCGCAGGCTTTCGCGGTCTGGCTTTGTAGCCGTCAGCGTCTTTGCGTTCTCCAGATATTCCCTTCCTTCTTCCGTCTGGTTCATTCGCATAATGAATGCGTCGCGCTTATACTGCAAATAGTCGATGTATTCCAGTTCTTCGATCTGGTTTACGTTCAGCCCTGTGTATTCATGCACTAAATGTTCCCAGAATGTCGGAATGTCAAAAAGCCCTTCATCGTCTATCGGATAGAAGGGCGATGCTAATTTGGGTTTGCTGCTTCTCCGCGTGCGAATTTTGCGTATTCCTGCATGAATTCTTTTAATTCGTCCGTGGTCATCATATCGCCAACCCATTCAGCCGTGATCTTTTCACGGTTCAAGTTATTTGACAAGATTTCTGCAACTGTATCATACAAAGCATTGATCTTTAAACGGTTGATCTGGTTCTTTTCTGCTCTTGTCTGCGGTTCTTCGTCTGCCGTCATTTCGCTAATGTCCATTAACTTGTCGAAAACGCGCTTTTTCGGCATACCTACGCAGATCACTTTTTCGTATGGTGTGCCGTCTTCTCTCTCGTCTTCAAATGTTACGGTCATAAAGTTTCTTTTTGCTTTTTGAAAATTGATTTTATATGCCATTTTCTCGCTTTCCTTCCTTGTTTGTCAGATTATGGGCTGGACTGCTACGCCCAGCCCTGTTTCATTGTTACGCCTGCGCTGCTGTCTGTGCTGCGATAAATTCTGCGATAATTTCAGATTTTACCGTCTTTGTAATTGTATAGCCTTTTGCAGCAGCAATGATCTTGATCTGGTCAATGGTCAATGCGTTCAATTCTTCTTCGGTGTATGTCTGCTGGAAGTCTTCTTCGAATTCTTCAACAAACTGGATCAATGTTCCGTTGTTGTCCTGCGGTTTGCAAGTGAATTCAGCGTCAATCACGGTTGCGCTGTCTGCTGCAAATGTGATTGTGAAGCCTGCTGTATTTCTTCCGACCACTGCCAGATAACAGTTGCCTTCGACTGGATCTTCATGGACAAATAACAATACATACTGCTTGCCGTCGTCGTTTCCTGTGCCGCCGACACGCAAAATTCTGTACTTTTTGCCGCTTTCTGCGTCAGTTTCGGTTGTGATACGCGCTGTTGCGGATAACTTCGCCAAAACTTCGGCGTTCCATGTGAAAAGACCAGACTTGAATGTCGCTTCTTCATCGGTCAAGATCTCTTTTACGACCATTCCCAGATCGTCTTTTTCGGTTGTCATTGTCGGTTTGTATTCGATACTTGCACCGCCCTTGATCCAGCCTGCGTGGTTTGCTTCTGTGATCATCTGTGCAAGAAGTTCTTTGAAGGTTGCTGGCAATGCTCCAGTGAATAACATCATGTAGAGTTTACCAGAACCCAGTGTCACTTTCTGTTTTGAACCTTTCTTCGCCATTTTTATGCTTCCTTTCCGTATTTTTCAATAAAGTTTTCAATTTCATATACTGTGACGAAGCAGTCTTCTGGTTTCGGCAAATATTCCCTGTCGCGTGTCCACCGCCAGTTCATTTTGTCGAATAATTTTTCCAGTGCTTCTTCGTTCGTTCTGTCGATCCGTTCTGCGTAGAATTCAACTGCCAGACTATGTTCTTTTAATCGTGGGTTGAAGTCGTCGCCGTCCGTCGTTGGCTTGTCTATGAAGATAACAAACGGCAGCTTTTGTGGTCTTGCAAATGCCGTGTCTGCCGTTGGCAGTCCTGTTGCTTCTTCAATCAGCTTTTCAAAGTCCATTTATGCCACCTTCCTTCATAACTGCGCCAGTCTTTCGTTGATTACTTGTTCCGCAATCTGTCTGCCATATTTTATGTGCTTCACTGGCTTTGTTCTTCGTGTTCCGTCGCGCGTCGCGTGTCCATTCTCCAGAAGATGTGCCAACCTATATTCTGGGGCTTCGACGTGCCACGTCGCTTTGTGATGTCTTTTTGACAGCCTTTCGCGTGCAACTGCAAAATGCTGTTTATAGTCGCCTGTCTTTACGCCATGCCCTTTATACAAGTATTGTTGCGCCGTTTCGTTGCACTTGTCGGCGGCTTCGTCCACCATTGCAAATACTTTTTGCGTGGTTTCTTCGCTTATTTCCTGCATAATATCCCCGATCGCGTCGGCGAATGCGTCGGCTTGTATTATTGTTTTCTTTGCCATTTATGCAAATTCTTTTTGCCTGTGCTTTTCTAGTTTGACCAGTGACAATTTTGTGATCGGGGGCAATGCGTCTTTTATCTGGTCAATCTTTTCAATGTCGAACTGTTCTTCGTCAATTATAACGATGTCATGCGCGGCAATTCCTTTTTGCAACTGAATGTGGATCACTTTGTCCACTTGTTCGTCCGAAACTTTCGCGGCGTAGTGGCGTTGTATACTGACGTTTTCTTCTCCGAACCGAAGATCTGCTGCGATCCTGCGTTTCAGCTTGCCTTCTTCGTTTTCTTTGAATACTTTGACCAGTCCGTCGTTAAATTCTTCAAATTTAGGCTTCATTCTGCGCCCCTTCCTGCGCTTCCTTTTCTTCTTTTGCTGTCAACATAGCACCGCGAAGCGCAAATGCGGTCAGATTGCTTTTGAAGTCATGTTCGAATTGTTCAATGGCGTTTGATCTTCCGTATCTGCAATATGAAATCAGCAGATCCAACGCGATTTTGTCTTCTAAAAAGTCGATCGGTCTGCCGAATTTGTCTTCCAGATGCGCCGAACCGCTGCTGATCAATCTGTCGATCTTCTTTTTCAACGCTTCGTCTTCGAAAGTGTGATCAAGATCGTTCAAAATTGTGTCATGCAACGTCTTTTCTTTTTCTTCCTGTGTCATATTCCACCGCCTTCAAGTATCGGCAGCAAGGTTCTTTGCCCTGCTGCCGTATTATTTTACGCCTGCGCTGCTGTCTGTGCTGCAATGAAGGAAGCGATCTTCTCTGCCTTGTTGCTGCCTGTTAAGGTGTAACCCTTAAATGCTGCAAGACCTTCAATCTGCGCAACTGTTAAAGCGTTCAATTCGTCTTCTGTGTAGTTTGTTTTCTCCACTTCGACATATTCAACAGAAGCGGCCGCAGCAGCACCAGCCGCGCTGCCTACGGTTTCAACGCGGTATGTCAATGGC